GGGGATAAAATGGAAATGTTGCTCACCGATCCGCCGTATAACGTCGACTATCAGGGCACCGCCGGAAAGATCAAGAACGATCACATGGAGGATTCGAAATTCCGCGAATTCTTAGCGACGGCGTTCCGGAATGCCGCGAATGTAATGAACCCCGGCGCGCCGTTTTACATCTGGCACGCGGACGTCGAAGGATACAATTTTTACGGCGCGGCGCGAGACGCGGGGATGCTTGTTCGACAGTGCCTGATCTGGGTCAAAAGTTCGCTTGTTCTCGGGCGGAAAGACTTTCAGACAAAGCATGAGCCATGTTTATATGGCGAACTTCCGTCGGATATCCTCGCTGAAAATCCCCCCTCCGGGGATCCAGGGGAATGCCAGCCTTGCCTTTACGGTTGGCTGAATGGGAAGCACTATTTCTTCCGCAATCGCAAGCAGACGACCGTGATGTATTTTGATAAGCCGATAAAGTCCGCTGAGCATCCGACGATGAAGCCCGTGAAGCTGTTTGATTATCTGATGCAATGCTCGTCGAAGCCCGGCGAGCGGGTGCTCGATCTCTTCGGCGGATCGGGAACGACAATCATCGCGGCGGAGCAAAACGGCAGAGCTGGCTATGTGATGGAGTATGATCCGAAATTCGCCGATGTGATTATCGACCGCTGGCAGAAGCTGACGGGTGAGAAGGCGGTTAAGCTGTGAAATACAATCCAGCCGATGAACCGATAAGGTTCTACAACTCCAAAGCATGGGAGCGAGTCTCGGCGATGGTTCGCAAGGCTGATCACTATCAGTGTGTGCTGTGCGGTTCGGCTCGACGACCTTTGATTGTCCACCATGTCAAAAAATTAAAGGATCGACCAGACTTGGCTTTGAGTCTGCGCGATCCAGACACGGGCGAGCGGCAACTTATCACGGTCTGCAAGCGATGTCACGAGCGATTGCACCCGGAGGCGTTGCAGGAGGCGCGAGTGGCGAGGAAAAAGGACGAGATTTCGGCAGAACGATGGGATTAGCCCCCCGTCATTAAAAATGTGTTCACATTTTCCGGCTTAATCGGGTGGGTCCAGGACAAAGGAAGGATTTCCACGCGATGAGTTTTGGATTCCGCGGCGAAAGGTGGTGTTTGATGCCGTGGCTAAGAAAAAAGTTGACTTTAATCAAAAATTAGAACAGATTCTTGAAGCCGCCTCGAAGACCGGGGCGGACACGAGCCTTTACTATGTGACGACGCTCGATCGGTACAACACGCAGATCAAGATCCTTGAACAGCTCAAAGCGTCGATCGCCGAGAACGGAATGATCGTTGAGAAGGAGTACGTGAAGAACCGGAAAAACATCGTTGTCAATCCGGCGGTCACGGAGTACAACAAGACCGCTTCGGCGGCGAACCAGACTGTCCAGACGCTTATAAAGATTGTGCAGGCTTACAATGACGGAGCTGACATGGCAAGCTCGACTGAGGATGATGAGATGTGACGGGGTGCGCGTACGTCGATGAGTACATCGATGAGCTGAGATCGGGACGGACTCCGGCTTCGCGCGAGATGCTGCTGGCTTGCGATTATGTCGAGCGAAAGCTCTCCGCGCCGGATGTCTATGTCGACGTCGGAAAGACCGAGAGGGCGATCGAGGTTATCGAACGGTATTTTTCGATGACGCTGTTCCCGTGGGAGCGGTTCGTTCTCGCGCTCGTCCACTGCTTTCATCGCGACACCGATACCGTCGTCTTTTCAAAATTTCTTATCGTTATGGGGCGCGGAAACGGAAAGAACGGATTTATTTCTGGGCTTGTCTGGTATCTGTCCTCCAAGGCGCACGGGATCGAAGGGTACAACATCGACATTGTCGCGAACTCTGAGGATCAGGCGAAGACCTCATTCGAGGACGTCTACCGGATGCTCGAGCGGACAAAGCGGAAATCGCAGAAATTTTTCCGCTGGACGCTGGAGAAGATCACGAACACCGATACCGGAAGCTATATCAAGTACAACACGTCGAACGCGCGGACGAAGGACGGCAAACGTCCCGGCTGTCTGGTCTTCGATGAGATTCATGAGTATGAAAATTACGAGCGGATCAAGGTGCTTAAATCCGGTTTCGGTAAAGTCGAGCACGCCCGCGAGTTTTACATCACGACGAACGGCTATATCAGAGAGGGCGTCATCGACGAGGAAATGCGGATCGCGCACGACATCCTGAACGGAGTCATAGAGGATTCGCGAGAACTGCCGCTGATCTGGAAGCTCGACGATGAGTCGGAGATGGACAACCCGGCTTGTTGGGTGAAGGCGAATCCCTCACTCCCCTTCCGCCCGATTCTTCGACAGGAGATGGAGGAGAAC